CGACGCCGGCGGACGCCGCGACCGGCTGCCCTTCCTGGATGAAATCCATGTCGAACGTGCCATAGCCACCTTCCTCGCGCGTCTCGACATAGGAGAAGTTGACCGCGAGAACGGTATCTTCGCCAACGAGCGGCAGCACGAGCAGGCCGGAACCATCCGCCTCGAGCGCCGCCAGCATCAGCCGGGCGACGAGGTCATAGTCGGCGCCGATCAGGTAGCCACGCACGCGGTAGGCCCGCAGGCGCCGGCCCATGTCCTCCGAATAGCCGGTGTTCCGCTTCGGATATTCGTGCGGCACGACGCGGCGGCCACCATTGATCTCGTCTTCGTCGACATGAAACGGCACGCCACGGAAGAAGGCCGGGCGCAGGCGGTCGCGCCAGCTCATGCCATTGCCTCTTTCATGCTGCGGCCGGTGTCGAGATTGACCTCGCGGAACAGGCCCTTGCCCTGCGCGCCGACCTTGGTGCCGGGTGGAACGCCGTTCGGAAAGCGGATATCGACGGAGGCCGAGCCTTCCACCTTCTGCCGTTCCTCGCGCTTGCGCCGGTTGTGCCGTTGCATAGCGTCCCTCAGCGCATTGTCCGGAACGCGCCGCAGCCCTTCCCACTCATTGCGGAGCGAGCCGATGGAGCCGCCACGTTCGGCGAGCGACGCCCGCGCCAGCGCGTCCTGCATCGCCTTGTTGTAGACAGCCGATCCCGGCAGGTTGAAGCGCTTGCGGAGATCGCGCAGGCGCGTCCGCGTGAACTGGTAGCGGCCGACAGCCGAGGAATTGAAGCTGTTGCCCGGGTGCTGCAGCATCCGCGTCTGCAAGGCGTCGATCTGGTCCAGCGTCATGCCGGTCAGGTTGACCTTGCCGCCCGTAAAGCGGCCGTAGCCGAGCGTCTCGTTGTAGTTGTTGCCGGTGCCCTCGGCTGCGGCAATGAGATCGAGCATGCCCTTGCCGGCATAGGAACCGCCGACGCCATTGGCGCGCGGGCCGCCCATGCCAGTGCCGCCGCCGCTCGGCTGATAGGAGGCGCTCCACACGCGCGCGCCGCCACCGCCTGCGCCGCCCTGATAGGACATCGTCCGAAACCAGCTGCGCACACCATCGAAGAAGCTCTTGGCGGCTTCGCCCCCGATCTTTTTGCCGATGTCGGCGGCGCGCTCTTCCTCGATCCGCGCGGCCATCGCATTGCGCTGCGCAACAAGGTCGGCGAAATCCTTCGCCATGGTCTTGTCGGCACCATGCTCGCGCAGTGTCTTGATCGTCGCGTCGACATCAGCCAGCGTCTTCGCTGCCGCATCGACATCAGCACGGCGGCCGAGTTGAACGCGCATGCGGCCCCGCGTTCCCTCCGGATCGGAGCGGAATTCGCGCTCCCATCGGCGCGCACGCTCTTCCGCGCCGACATCAAAGCCCGGCGCGGTGTTCCAGCGATAAGGGAAATTCTGCGGCGTGGTCGGATGGAAAGCCTCTCCCGCCGCGCCGAGCCCAAGCACAAGCGCGAGAGGTCCACCAGTGCGGAAGAGGGGCGCCAGCTTTTCTAGCCCCGCAACCGTCAACGCCACCAGCCCCGGCAGGCCATTCTTGACCGCTCCCGCCGCGGCGCCGCCCGCAGCACCAGCCGCAGCACTGGTGGCACTATCCGGCAGGACGCCACCAATGAGATTTTTGGCAAAGCCGGCCGCCTTCAAGGCCAGAATGCTGCCGATGACGACTTTCCATCCGCCGAAACTCTGGACCACCGAGTTGATACCGCTCGCCAGCGCCGCGAGCGCCGAAGCCGTTCCTTTGACGTCGGTCCAGAAGTCCATCCACTGCTTTTTGTCGATGCTGGCGAACGCGGCACCGACCGACTGCAGTCCGGCACCGACATCGGTCGCGATCACCTTGAAGCCGCTGACAATGTCGTCACGGTTGTCCGCCACGAAGTTGGCAAGGCCTTCGAGAAGAGGATTGACCACCGGCAGAGCGGCGGATGCGAGTTCGTCGCGCAAACCCTTCCAAGCGAGGCCGATATTGTCCATTGCATCGCCATAGCGAGCGGCCTCGGAGAAGGCGCCGGGACCAAGCAAACCTTGCAGCTTGATGACTTCCTTGATCGTCTGGCGAAGATCATCCGGCCCATCGGCGAAGAAACGCAGGAATTCCTGCGGCAACCCCGCCGCTTTGATCAGCGCGGCCCGCTTGGCTGGATCAGCGGTTTTCGAGATCGCGTCGGAGAGCAGCAGGAAGGCATCGCCGGTCGAGCCGACCTGCTTGAACTGCGCGGCGAGCGCCGGGTTGGTCTTGCTCAGGTAGGTGTAGAACGCTCCCTGATTTTGCTTCAGGCGGCCGAAGTTGACATTGAACTTCGTCAGGCCACTGGCGAGGCCCTCCTGCGTGACATTGTACCTTGTCGCCACGCCCTGCAGCGTCCGGAGCGCGTCGCCGCTGATGCCGATCTGCTTGGCCAGCGCGGCATTCTCGTCGAGCGCGTCGGCCGCATCCTTGCCGAACTTGACGAAGGCTGCGCCGGCGACGACCGCGCCGCCAGCGGCCGCGATCGCGCCATAGCGGATCGTCCGGCCCATCATAAAGCCGAACCGATAACCCGCCCGCTCGGCCGCGGTCATGTCCTTCGCGAGCTTCTTGAATGCGTCGACCCTGCCCGTCGACTCCATGACCGTTTTCAGACGACGCAGTTGCGGCGACAGCCGGTCGCGCATCTCTGCGATCAGGCGGAGGCGTTCATCGGTCATGGGGGTCCGCCTCGTCTTTGATCAGCAGGATGGTCTGTTCGGAGAGCCGCGCGAGCGATGTCAGCGTCTCGTCGAAGAACGCTGTCGGCGCGCAGTTGTAAAAGCGGGCTAGCCAGCAGCACGTCTCGAGAGCGTTGCCAGGTCCGGAGCGAAAAAATCGGAGAGCATCCACGCGCAGGTCATCCAGTCGCGAGATGTGAGCACCGCGATCGATGACGGCGGCACGCCGGCCAAAGCCGCCATCATTGCGGTCATCTTGACCTCGTCGAACGAGGGCTCCGGATCCGCTGAGGCGAGGTTGAACTTCACCGGATTGCCACAGCGGGTTATGTCACCCCCGGTCGGCTCGCGGAAAGCGAGTTCCTTGATATCCTCGCCATGCGCGGGGATCGCCTTGGAAAGGGGCACGTGGATCTTGCCGTCGGATGCGCTGGTTGTTTCGGTCATCAGCAGCTGCCTCTGAGGTGTCTGGGGAAAGTCGTGGTTGACGATCGTCGAGCCGCCTAGACCAGCTCGCGGCAGCTCATGCCTTCGAACTTCACGCTGATCTGCGCATCGCCGGTGTTGATCTCGTGCGCGTCCGACGTCCAGGCGTTGCGCAAGACATAGACCTTGCCGTTGGCGAGCTCGGCCGTGACCGTCGCGTCCTTGATGGCGCGCAGCTGCTGCAGCGAGACGCCGGCGCCATCCGTGATGTCGATCGAGATGAATGGCACGCGCGGCCGCTCCAGGAAGCCGTGCACGCCGTCCTGCCCGGCGATACCTTCGCGCTCGGTGTCATCGGGCGAGACGGTGCAGTTGCCGCGCAGATCGTACTGAACGCCATCGGCCTTGATATAGGCGATGCCGCCACGGGCCTTTTGGGGCATGGGGGCCTCCTGTTCGGATGTGAAAAGTCAGGAAGACGGCAACGGCCGTCGGAGAGACGGCGAGCGCTTAGGCCGCGGCGTCGGTGTATTGCAGCCGGAACTGCGCCAGCACGGCGAACATGCGCAGCTGGTTCACCAGATCCGGCGGATAGAGGACGTTGACCCGGTTCGGATTGAGGCTGTCGCGCTCGACGACGAGGTTGGCGGCAAAGGCGTCGGCGTTCTCGACGAGGCCGTTGAACTCGTCGTTCTCATATTGCGCGACCAGCTCGGCGCGGATGACGTTCGGCGTGACGATCGCCTGGCCGGCGCCGAACTTGGTGCCGTTGTTGGCCAGCTTGTGCCGGGCATATTTCGAGGTGATCGCCTGCTTCTGGTTCCTGAACAGCCGCGCCAGCGTGGCGAGCGTCGTCACCAGATTGTAGGCGGTATCAGGCGTGCCGAGCGTGTTGGTCTGGTAGGTCGTCGCCTCGCGGCTGATCTGCACCGTGCCGTCCGGCAGGATGGCGGTGACGGCAATGCCGGACTTGGTCAGCGTATTGCGCTCGAGCATCGCGAAGCGCGAGCCCTTGGCGGCAGCGGCGACGCCGAGCAGCGGCAGCGTCTGCAGCGGCCGGGCCGGATCGTTGAGCAGCGCGCGCGCCGCCTGCGCGGCATAGGCCGCGGCAATCTCCCAGATGGGGGTTGGCGTCGCAACCTCGACGCCGAGAATGCTGGTCACACCGGAATTGCGACTGGTGCCGAGCGTGATCAGCGCGGAATAGGTGCCGCGCGCCGCCGAGAAGACATGGCCGTAAAGCTGGCGCATCCAGCCCCAGCGGCCGGCATCGCCAAACCCGAACTCGGCCTCGATCGCGTTGAGCGACGTCGAATCGGTGAACGGGAAAGCGACATATTCATAGGGGTCATCGCCGAGGCCGGCCATGCCCGTGGTCATCGTCGGCGCGGCGGTGCCGCCCGCCATCGCCGTGATCGCGATGGCGACGCCGGCCGGCGTCGCCTCGCCAGCGGCGACGCCGCCAAGGTTCATGCCGATATGGACATCATTGCCGGTGAGGCCCTTCCAGCGCGCCGTGAGCGCCAGCGTGCCAGTCGTGCTGACAGCGGTGACCGGCAGCGTCGTCATGGCATTGATCGCCGTCGCCAGCGCCGCGCCGATGGCGGTCGCAGTGGCCGCGGCAGCAACCGCGATCTGCACGCGCTGCCCGGCGATATAGACGCTGAGCGTACCGGCAGCCGTCGCGGGGCCAGTGATCGCGATCTGTCCCGTTGCGGCAACGCCTGCGCCGGGCTCGGCCAGCGGCAGGCACCACAGTTCCTGCGCCTGGTTGTTCTTGAAGAAGGTCGCGACCATGCGCTCCAGCATCGAGCCGATGCCGAAATAGGCCTGCGCCTGCGCCAGGCTGCCGACGGCGATCGGCACGTCGGCGACGGCGGAACCAGCCGCAAGCTTCTGGCCGACCATCAGGCCGGGCTGATCAAGCACGACCTGGCCAGCCTTCGAGGGGTCGACCTCGACATAATAAAGCGGCAGGTTGAAGTCGGCCGGAATGGTATTGAAAGAGACGGGCATGGGCGCGCTCCTGTCGGAAAGCGATGGCGGGAGGGATGGGGGAGCGGACTAGTCGGCCTTGGCCGGCCGAGCCGTCTTGGCAGGGGCGACAACCGCCTCGCCAGCGCAGATGCGCCGGTTCCAGAAGACGTCGAGATCATCAACGGTGACGCCCTCGACAGGGTCGACGAGTTCGCCCGCGGGGCCGTAGAGCGGCACCGCCGGATCGGCAGGAATAAGCTTCATGATCAGGCCTCGGGGTTCACGGGATAGTCGGCGCCTCGCCCATCCGGCGTGCGCATGTGGATGGTCGCGAAGTCGTCCGGAACGCGTGGCGGCCAGTTGGTCCGATAGGTGATCGTGATCGACGTCAGGACGATCGCCGCCAGATAATTCTGCTGATCGAAGCCGACGCGCTGCTCGATGGCAGTGATGGCCTCGAATTGCTTAAGCCAGTCCGGATCCTCGAGCAGGGTTTCGAGGATCTCTGCGGCGGCAGCGCTGGTGCGGTCGTCGAGGTCGTCCTCGTCATCCGCCGCGAGCACGCCGGAGATGTTCAGCACCGCCTCGTGGACGAAGTCCGGCTGGCCAGCATTGGCGTCGCCGGGCGGCGTCATCCGCTGGCCGGTCAGATAGACGAGCAGGCATGGGAGATCGTCGACCTGCGGTGGCATGATCGGCGTGCGGCGGATCTGAGCGGGCGAGCCGGGACGGCCGGTCGGAGCGTAGCGCGAGAGACCCTTGAGCCGCGCGATCGTGTCGTCGCGGATCTCGCGATTGAAGTCGGTCATGGGCTGCTCACCTGCGCGAGCACGAGTTTCAGATCGCCCTCCCCGTCAGGACGGACGTCGACGATCTTGAAGCGCTGGGAACGAGGCGCGACCCGGAAGCCGAGGGGCTCCGCCGGGTCGGCGACGATGTCGACATAGACGCCATCGTTCTGCCGCGGCATCGCGTCCAGTTCGGAAGCGCGCACGCCCAATGTCGGCGCCGCTGTCGTCATCTCGCCTTCCGAGAGCTGGACGTCCTCGGTCGGCCTCCTGAAATCGCCTCGCCCCAAGAATGGGCTGCCGCCCTTCGGCAGGAACGCGACCGGCCGGGCGAAGGCGCCCATAGCCGGCCGCAGGAGGAGGCGATCGAAGTCGATCACGATCAGACGTTCAGGCGAATGCGGGCCGTGGCCGAAGGATTGGCGGCAGCCGCGACCGCGCCGCCGACAAGCGTGTTGCCGGAGGCGGTCTTGTTCAGGACGCGATTCGTGTTGTCCCAATACAACGCATCGCCGACGGCGATTGCGAGCGCCGAAGTCTTCGGCAGCTCGACAACGCCGGTCGTCTTGAACGGAAAGTCGGCGCCCTCAGCGGCGGAGGCCATGGCGACACCGAAGAGCACGCCGATGAGATAAGCCTGGCCGGAGACCACGCCGCCGGTCGGAGCCGGCAGGGTAAGGACGTCACCCTCCTGGATGAAGTTCTTCATGATGTAGATCCTCGCGATGAGTTGGAAGGCTGTGACGGGCGGCGTCAGCCGCCCGTCTGAACGGCGACGACGACCCTTAGGCGCCGGCGTTCTTGTAGAGGCCGCGCCAGTGCAGCGCCTTCACGCCAGCGTCGATTCGGACCTTGAATTCCGAGCCATCGACGCTCCATCCATCCTTCTGGTCGAGGAAGGGCTCCTCGACGCCGTCGAGATAGGTGACCTCGATCTGATCGACCTGGCCGGCATCGGAGGCCAGATACCAGGCGGTGCCGGAAAGGCGGCTGTCGCTGATCGGGGTGGCGGCGTTCCGCACCGCGTTCGGCGTGCCGGCCGCGTCACCCGGCGTCTTCTCAGCGGCGAGGATCGTCGCCGCTGCGTCGAAGATCTCCGGCGCCAGCAGCATGAACTTCGGCTTCACGCCGACGCTCGTGCCGACTCCCGCCTCGTCTTTCTGACGGGCCATGGCGGCGCGGGCGGCGCCGATGCTGGCAACGCTCGGTGCGGCCGCGACCGCCGCGAGATTGCCGTGGTTGGCATGGAACAGCGCGGTGCCGTCCTGCATGGTCGGGTTCGAATTCAGAACCGCATAGACGAGGTTACCGATGGTGCGCTTCGCGGCACGGCCCATCTTGCGCGGCACGCGATCGAAGAAGCCGAGATCATCGTTGATGATCGCCTGGCGCGTGATGGCGAAGAGCTTGCCATAGGTCGCGACCTGAACGGTCGTGCCGGTGTCGCCGATCGTGGCGTAAGTGTACTCGGCGCCCTCGATCACCTTGTCGAGCGATGGGAAGAGGCCCATGTCGACGCGGCTGATCGGGCGGAAGTCAGAGGCGCGGCCCTTGCCGGTCCACTGGTCAAAGGTCTCCTCGACCTCTTCATAGCCGAGCATGACCGAACGGTAGGCGGCGGTCGACAGGACGTTGCCGAAATCCGACGTCGAATGGTAGCCGGGCCCGGCGTTGCGGACCGTGAAGGCACGACCCACCATCGACATGCGGTCCATCGAGCCGGACTTGATGTTCCGGACATCGAGCGAGGAGCGGGCGAGTTCGGCCAGAGAGAGGCCCGTGAACTCGTTCTTCTCACCGCCCTTCATACCGAGACGCGCCAGCAGACCGGCGGTCGCGCCCTCGGCCCAGCGATCGACGACGTCGGCCGTGATGGTTGCGACCTGGGTACGGTTAGGCGTGCCCGGATCCTGTGCCGCCGACAGTTCGGCGTATTTGTTGACGATCCTGGCGTTGGCCTGTTCCATGGTCACGCCGTCGCGGATCAGCTGCTCAGCGAACTCCGCGTCGAGCTTGGAAGCCCGGCACGCGGCCGTGATGTCCGCGACCCGCTGGCGCTCGGCGCGCGTGGCTTCGTTGCGGACGTTCGTCAGATTGGAGACGTCATTGGTCTCGGCGACCTTGGCCGTGATCTTGGCCTGCGCCGCCTCGAGGGTCAGCCCCGCCTCAACCATTTCCTCGGCGAAGCTGGGCTCGAGCTTGGCGGCGCGCACCGCAGCGTGGATCTTGGTGACGCGGGCGCGCTCCGCCGCGGCGATTTCCTCAGGGGTCATGTCAGGCTTCCTCATTGAAGGGGCGACGGGCGCCGGTTTGCCGGGGGCCGCCTCGGCCCTGGCGGCGATCGGCGCGAGAAGCCGCGCCAGCTCTTGCTTGTCGAGCAGCGCGCATGCACTGACCCGGGAGGTGGCCTCGAGAGAATCTGCGAAGCCCTTCTCGATCGCCTCGGTGGCCGAAAGGTAGGTTTCGGCAGCCATGAGGGTTTCGATCTCGGTTGCCTCGAGACCGGTGCGGTCGGCATAAATGCCGACGACGATCGACTTCAGACGGTCGACCTCGTCAGCCGCCGCTCGCAGATCGTCCGACCCGCCGAAGGCGACGGTGTACGGATCGTGGATCATGATCGACGCATTGTCGGCCATGACGATCGTGTCGCCGGCCATGGCGATGACCGAAGCGATCGAGGCTGCCAGCGCATCGATATGGATCTCGACCGGTTTGCCCGAAGCGCGCAGCGCGTTGAAGATCGCGAGGCCCTCGATGACGGAACCGCCCGGCGAGTTCAGTCGACAGACGATGGTTTCCTTGTCGGCCAGCTCCACCAGCGAAGCCATCACATCGATGGCGCGCAGGCTCTCCGAATAATCCCAGGGATCCACGATCCCGTAGAGGATCAGCTCACCGTTGAGGACGAGCGAGCGCGTGCCTTCCATGAGATTGCGAACGTCAGCAGACCGTCCGCCTGGCTTGCGCCGAGCAGGCTTGGGCATCGTCACTTCCTTCTGATGAATCAGGTCTTGGCGTCGGGCAGATCGGTCGTTGGCAGAGCCAATTCGCCCGACCGCGCCTGCGTCAGGCCGGCAGCGCTGACCTTGCGGGGATCGCTGTCCAGGACGAGCTTCAGCCGATCGGCGCGCTCGTTGTCCGCGGCAATCTCCGCATCGACCTTTTCCGGGTCATAGCCGAGCTTGCGAATCTCATCGCCACGCGAATTCAGGCCGCCGCGGATCGAACGGATTGCGGCGCCGATCTCAGTATTCTGGTCGATCATCTCGCGGCGGGGCGGCGTCCACAGAAAGCGGAACGGCTCGGAAGAGCCTGTCGCAAGGGTCACAGCTTCGCGGATCCACCGGCCGAGCGGGTCGAGCATCTGCGGGATCAGCATGTGCCAACGATAGGTGTCGATGGCCCTGGCGAATTCCAGCCAACCCATGCGGCCGGAAGAAAAGTTCACGTCGGTCAGAACGCCGGTCAGCACTTCGTAGGGAATGCTGAGCCCGCTGGAGATCTCGTGCAGCGTGACATTGGCATAAGGCCCGAAATCCTGCGTCGACGGCGGCTGGCCGAACGAAACGGACTCGCCCTCTTTCAGCCTTTCGATCATCCCGGGCTCGAAGGCTTCAACCGGGTAGCCATTCGACGACATCTCACCGCTGCCGTCGTCGATGAAGTCGTCGCCGCCTGTGGTGGTGATGAAGGCAGCGTAGCAGGCGGCGATCTTCTGACGGATCAACTGCGTGTCGGTCAGGTCGGCAAAGTCGCGCATTCGCATGATGACTGGCGCGAACCAAGATACGCCGCGAACCTGCCCGGGGCGGTCGACCTTGCAGATATGCAGGACGAAGTCAGCCGATACGCGCGTGCCCCGATAGGTGCCGCGAGCGCCGATCCCGGTAGCTCCCGGGTGCTGGTCGTAGAGGTAATACGCGACGCGCTTGCCCCTCAGATCGAACTCGACGCCTTGGATGGCGAAGTTTCCGTTCGACAACTGCCCCTCTACAGACGTGTCGAGGAAGTCCGGCTCCAAGACTTGGATCTGCAAGGGCAGCGCATAGCCGTCCTCGGAGCGGCGAATCCTCTTGCGGATCAGCACCTCGCCGGCCTCGACGATGGTCGCCATCGCCAGCCATTGAAGACCATAAAGATTGAGGCGGCCGTCCGCATCGATGTCGGTTGTGTCCAGATGCTGGTCGATCAGCTCCTTGACTTGGTCGGCGCGCTTCTGCCGCGCGGCGCGGACGGCCGGGATGATGCCGGCGCCTACGGTGTTGTTCGCGATGACGGCCTTTGCCCGCGCCGCGAACGGGTTGTTGCGGACCATGTCGCGCGAGACGTCGCGCAACTTGGCATTCGCCGCCCGGGTCTCTGCATTGGCGTCGGTGCTGACCGTGCGCCATCCTTGCGTCCTGCGCCCGGCCGAAGCCGCCTCGTAAAGCGATCGGGCATGAGCAACGCGGGCGATCTGGGTCCGCGCCTGCACACGGCGCAGCGCGCGCTCCGGGGCGACGAAGCCGATCGCCCGGTCGAGCCAGTTTGACTGCTGCATCTAGAAGCCGCTCGTGAAGCGAGCGACGGTGCGTCGCGTCGGAACCGTCAGGCCGAGCTGGCGGCGCAGCGCATCGCGCACGGACCGCATTTCGGCAAGGCTACGATAATCGACTGCCTTTCCGTCATAGCTGACGCGCAACGCGCCGCTGTCGATCGCCTCCTCGATCGCAAGGAGGCGACGCTGCAGGTCGTTCGATTCTGCCATCTGGTTCAGATGCCCGGGGTCTGCGCCGGGGCCTGGGCTCCAGCGCCGGCGTCGCCCTCGGGCTGGCCAGCACCAGCGTCGACGGGTCTTGCACCTGAGGCCGCGGGCGCGGCGCCAGCTGCCGGTGCCTTGGCGGTGACAGACTTGTCCTTCGACTTCGTCGGCTTCTGCCCCGGAGGCGCCTTGGTCGGCTTGGTGGGCTGCGGTGGGGTCAGTGCTGCGGCGAGGCTCCGCTCAGCGAGACGGGCCGCGGCCGCCGGCGAGACGGGAACCGAGCCTGCGTCGTGCGTCGGCCGATAGTTCTCGGGCACCTCTGTGCCGGCCTCCGGAGAACCAGCCATTGCGCCGGTCAGGATGCGTGGCGGCTTCTGATCCGCCGACAGCACGCGGACCGCAAGCGGCTCGTTCATCGAGTTCATGCTGACCACGACGACATCGCCGGCGGCGAGCGCCTCGCGGACCTCGGCCTCTGAGACGTGCGCAATCGGCATGACCAGATTGGTTGCATGCGGATCGAGTGGTGCACCGGGATAGCTCCACACGCCGGTGTGATGACGGGAGAGAACGCCGTCGCCGAGCTCCGCAAGTGCGAGCACGGCACGGACTCCTCCCTCGCTCCGCGAGGCCTGATCCTTTGACACTGTCATCTCCTGTTCAGGAAGCCCCCGCGCTGGCGCGGCGGGCGGACGGGCTGGCGTACCGACGCGGCCGGTGCGGGGGGCGAGGCGGACGGAGCGCTTTCGTCTCCGTCGGCCGCCTCGGCGGCCAGGCTGAATTCCAGCGAGGCATCGATGCGGCGCGGCAACGACTTTCGGACCGCCAGCGCACCGACAAAGGTGTCGAGCGCCTCATTGCGTTTGTTGGGCGGCAGCACCCATGTCGACACGGGCTGGCCCTTACGCCGGCGAACTTCGCGCCGCTCCGAGGTCAGCTGCTCGAAATAGTCCGGGCCGAACCCTTCCTCGGTCGGGAAGTGAATGAAGCCAGGTCGCCGAACGTCACCGGTGCCTTCCGGATCGTCCGGCGGTGGAATCTTCAAGCGGCCATAGACCGCGTCTTTGCCCGTATCGACGCCGATTGGCCAAAACTGCTCGCCCGCTTTGGTCTTGCGAAAATTGCTCGGCCAAAGCGGCCGGCTGCCATTGCGACCATACGTGGCGAATATCCGGCGCTTCCTCCGGTTTCGCGCGAAGGCGAATACCTGAGCGCCGTGATGGCCGCCGGCATCAATGCCGAATGCCGCTATCCGCATGACCCTGCCGTCAACCCTCTTGAAGCTGCGCTTCAATAGGGCGTCGAGTTCCCGCCAAGCGGCCGGCTGTGCCGGATCGCGGTGGATGACCTCGTAGAGAAAGGGCCAGCTCTCTTCATCGGGCCCCCAGGCAATCAACTGCACCTCGAGCCGATCGTCCTGGACGTCGCAGAAGCCGGTGATCACTTGCACGGGCTTCGGCAGATCCTCCGGCCCATAGGTCTCGGCGCGGGTGATATAGCCCGAACCGTCCAGCGTCTCTTGCCCTGCCGGCCGCCAGAGTTCGGCAAGAGCAGTGTTGACGAACTTCTTCAGAAGCTCCGGATCGCCCTGCGCTCCGTGCCATTCCTTGACCATGTCGGCCAAGCGGTGCCGGCGCGACAGAAGCTTCGGAATATGAAAGCCGGCATGGCCTGCATAGGGCGCCTCGACCCCACACTTTCGGCAATGCGCGCGGCCTTGGTCGTTCCAGACCTCCGGATCCTGTTTCTCGTCGCAGCAGGTGAACGGCCGCGTCTGCCGCCAACCATGGTCCGGCATATCAGCAAGGGCATCGAGCGCCCGCTGTCGATCACCCTCGCTCCAGACGCGCGGGCAGAACGGGCATGCGATGCCGACGGTCGCCAGTAGTGGCGCCCCATCCGGATCCTTGTCGTAGACGACATGCCGCCAAGCGAGCTCAAATCGGCCGCCGCAGAACGGGCACGGCACGAAGCAGCGCCGCTGGTCGCTGGCCTTATATTCACGGCCGATTCGACTGGTGTCCTCATCGGTCGGCGAGCAGGTGCGGATCGACTTCGACAGGCCAAGCGCACGGTAGGTCGACGCGCGCTCCTCGGCGAGCGCGACCGGGTCACCTTCCTTGCCGGCCGACGGTGGATATTTGTCGATCTCGTCGAGAATGATGATCCGCTTCGGCCGAGAAGCGAGATCAGTCGGGCTGTTCGATCCGACAAAGTCGATCGAGCCGCCGCGATACTCCTTATGCGTAATCGTGCAGCGCCTGGCGAACGGCGCGACTGCGTCGCGGACAACGGCGGTCGCCTCGATCGTCGGCTCGACGCGCTCTTTCGAAAACGCTTCTGCAGCGCCTTGCGTCGGCTGGACGAACAGGATGGGCGACGGATCTGCCGTCATGAAAAAAAGCGCGACGTTGATGTCGAGCTCGGTCTTCACGACCTGCGTGCCGGCCATTACCGTGACGATCGCCGTGTCCGGCTCGGTGATAGCGGCAAACGGTCCGAACGCTACCGGCTGTGATCGCGTCTGCCAGCGCCCTGGCGAGGCGGACGTCTTCGGCGAAACGAACCGATAGGCGTCAGACCACTCCGCCAGGCTGAGATCCGGCGGTGGCGTCAGCGCCAGCCGCGCCTCCGCCAGCCTGAGCCCCAGCCGTTCCGATGGAGATCGCTCCGTCGGCAACGCCTGAAAGCTCACTCAACGCCTCTTTGATTTCACGCTTCAGAGCGGCGTCGATCGCCGCTCGATCCATTCCGACCAGACGGTCGGCGAGCTTGCCGGGGATGCTCAGCAGTCGTTCCCGAACGACCGAATATTGGGCCTCGACCTGGACGGCGACGTCCTCGATTGGCACCAGCTTCTTCTCCGACAACAGGAAGTCCTGCCGCCTCTTCAGCGCCAGGAAGATCTCCTTGACCCTCGAGGCCTCGGCGAGCGACCAGCCGCCGGCAAGCTCGATCCCAAACTCGGAGAGGTCGACCGGCACGTCGTCGAACTCGTCGTCGGCGAGGTCTTCCGGGACCGGATCTCGCTGGACCGGTACCTTAGGGCGGCGGAGAGCGCGCTGCTCGGGTACTTGCCCCCGGGGCAACTCCAAATCGTTACCCTTGCGCCCTGAGGTAACACCGCCGCGATAGGTGGCCGGACGCTCATCGAGCGCCAGAT